ACTGCGGTTTGCAAGATAAAGAATGTCCGCACTCTGCGTTATTTTCAAATCAGGCAAGTCCGCTTCAACATAAGGATTGGTTATTTCATAAGGTGTGCTTGGTGCGGTAATGATTTGACCTTCATCTTTGAAAAACCGGAAATAGCCTTCCTCTGCACAAACAACATAGGCTTGCAGTGTCGAAAACTGGAATGGTATCAACCTTGCTTTCTTCGTGCTGTCTTTTAGTTCGCAGACATAGTAAAGCCCCGGCCTAGACATTGCCCCGCCCTCAACAAGAGGGATGAAATTTTCCATCGTACGGCAGGAATTAGGGTACTTCTGCAAGTCAGAACGAGCGTCTAATTTGCTAGAAATTTCCCCGCCGTTGAATGAATTAATTAATGGATCAACTTTTTGCATTATCTCCCCGCGTATTCGTAGGCCGTACTTCCTTTTTCGTCAGCAAGATAATCCTGCGCCCGGCTTGCACCCTTCGCCTTTTTCTTTGCGTCAAAATATAACTTCATCATCGCATCAAACTTGCTTCCACTTTCAGCCACGGATAAACAAAGTTCTGCCGCAAGGCGGTAACAAAAACAGTTTATGAACGATGGTGAGTAAATAGAAGGGTCTGCTGCACGTTGAATATAGGTCATGTAAATAGCATCTGCCGATGTTACTGTGCTGTCATAGTTCGTCATCAAACAGCGAACGCCGGTTGATAGCGATTCAATAACGTAAGGCGCAACTCCAGGAATGGGATATACGGCAAGGTCGTCTTTGCTGTCATCGGCAAGGCATAAATAATCTGTCGGCAATGGGTATGCGTATAGGTAAAGATTGTCGTTCACCGGCGCTGTTGCGTTCTGGGCAAGGGAAACGCGGAGAGTTGCAAATTTAGGCTTTACGGCCTCTAAAACCTCATCTCTGATGTATTCCCATACCGTGTTGGCTTTAACAGCGTTGGGGCTTCCATCGGTCAAGCTTGTGATAGACGTTTTCGCCCCGATACGCTGCAATGCCATGTTCGCTATGCCGACATTTGAATATGCCATTTAATCACCTATTAAGCGTTTGCCTGTTTCTTCGCGCAATGATATTTATGTGTGCGGACTTGCAATTCTGTTCCTGTGTAGGTTCCGCAAATATCACAGGTTATTTTTTCCGAATCCTTTTCGACGGGTATTGCCTCAGATACCGGATTCTTGGGTTTTTCGTCATAAACATGTTTTACATCACCACCAGGGATAATGCGGGTTGCTGACCTTGCCGGTGTCGTTTTTGTTCCGCGTATTTTACAGTAAACTTCTGTTCCGGGAGGAAAATCAAAATACATTGCCAGCGGTTCCAGCGGATCAACGTCATCCTGATCCCCAGCGTAATACCGGCGGTTACGCTTTGAATCCCAACAATCTTTGATGCAACGGACTATCATAAAAATCCTTTCTATTAATGGAGCGGGGCCTTCACCCCGCCCCGGTTAAGTTATAATGCGCCCTGACCGTACTCGCCAAAATACATAGTGGCGGCTCCGGCGGTTGCGGCTTCTGAAACGATATTGAAATTTGCGCTTGCGTACTGCAAGAGACTGGGAGGCGCGGGAATGAAGTAATGCTTTCCCTTCACCAAGTCGCCTACCGCAAAAAATCTGCTGGCACATACAGTTGTTGGGGTGGTAGAGGCACCATTGACAATCTCGATATTCACTCCGCTGTTAAGACCTGTAAACGTGGTCGTGACTACAATGTGAAGTCCGAACATTCCCGACATTCCAACATTCGGGTTAGTTACCCCGAAATTTACTTCATTCGATGCGTTCTCGTCTGCCGCATCGCCAAGCACCTGTGCATCAGCAAGTAGGTATAAATAATCGTACATAGGCATGATATAGCCCTCCTTAAATTTAAATTATGAAACTACCGTTTCGGACTCGCTAATCCCTTCTGCCAACCGTACCGGAATACCCCGGAACATTGTGACATTGCCACCCCACACGTTATCGGGCTGATAGTAAACATTGGCCTTGTCCTTTGCCGCAATGTTCAACTGCGTCAAAATGCTGCGGGTGCAATAAATTACCGTTCCGGGGGCTGCACCACCATCGGGAAGATTGCCGATGAGCGTAATTAACTGGTCTTCATCAAAGATATATGACGTGCCGGATACTTCGATGTTGGCCAGCCGTTGAATACACCGTTCGTCTTCAACGGTAATGCCCATGTTTAAAGCAAAATGAGATCGCAGGACTTCCATATACTTCGGGGCCGCTAAGGTATTGGTGTTGGCGGTATCACGTCCCAAATCCTCAACCTGCAACCCCGCGGGGAGATTCTTCGGGTATATTCCATAAACCTTCCCCGGCCCCCACTGAATAACCAGAACGGACGTTGTGTCTCCGCCAGAACCACCGGCGCTCACAACATTGTACGGATAGGTCGTTGATCCATTGGGTCGGGTGGTAAGTGAATTAAACCGGGTGCAAAGACCGTTAATGGCTCCTGGGTCAGTGCCGATATTACCGTAGATAATTAAATCTTCGGCCTTCTGTCCCATTGCCTCAATCTTGGCCGCGTCCTTCTGTTGACGCCAAGCATTCGGGTCGTTCTGGATTTTCCAAAGCGCATAATCAACCTGGGAATAATCCTCTACCATTGCGATTGGATCATTGAACGGGGTGTTGTGGCTTGCGGTAAGCGAAACACCTTCATTGAACCGGCGGGTTCCCGGCGTCGGAAGGTAAGACTCACGCGAACCGATATTAGACATGATCTGATTTGATGCTACCATCGGCATATCACGAAAAATCGGCTTCGTTTTTGCCAATACTTTTGCGGCGTAAATGAACGATGCTTTTCCATCCTGTGACGTATAATCGTTCACAACATCCATAAGGGTAGAATACCCAAGAACTGCTGTAGTTGTCATTTTCTCAATCTCCTATTATTTCGGAGGTGCCGGGCTTTTATCGTAAACAAATCCTTCTTTCGGTTTGTCTGCGTTGTTGTTTGCCGATCTTACCCCCATGTCCTCTCCTGTCTTTTTTGCAAAATCAAAAAGCATACGGATAAGAACGGGGTGATTGCCCATTCCGGTTTCATCGAAAAAAGCCTTTTCCTCCGGTTTTAAATATTTACCTAACATCCGTGTCGTCAGTTCGACGGCAACCGGATACTGTGCGCCTAATTCTGCTTTTATTGCTGTTTCTGCGTCTGCTTTGGCCTTGACCACTGCTTCGTTATTGGCCTTCTCCATTGCCAGCGTAAAAGCGTCATACTGTGCGGCTACCTTCGCTGCCATGTCCTTCGGTAGTCCTATTTCGTGAAATGTCTGTTGCGCCCACTCCACAAACTTAGGATCACGCTGAATCCCTTCTGTGACAGGAAACTCGTACTCAGTAGGCTTTTCAGGTTTCCCTAACGCCTTGTAATATTCGTTCCACTGTTCAGGTGTTGCCTTGTCGTCCGGCTTAAAAATAGCGCTGGATAACTTTGTTTCAAGTTCAGTTACCTTCCCGACTTTTCCATCAAGCTCTTTGACCTTCCCTGCCGTTTCAAGGTGCGCTTTGGCAAAATCACCAAGCGTCTTGTACGGGGTAAAAGTTTCATTAGCTTTCAGGTCTGCTGGTAATTGCGCCAACCATGCCGGTGCTTCATTCTGTCCGGTTCCTGCTCCGGTTCCTGCCCCTTCGCCGGTTCCTTCATTGTCTGCCATTGTTCAAACTCCCTTCATTGCTTTGATTTATTTAGGGCAACAAAAAAGAGGGCGAACTACGATGATTACGGCACCGTAATTGCCCTCTTTCTTTATTCTTTGTCGCTCCTGTCAGTCTGGCCGGACGTTCAAGAGAACCCTAATTGTTTATTACGCTAACCCAAGCGTGTGAACCGCATAGGTTACACAAACTGTTAATACAGAGTCATTAGCCGCATTCCCGGCTATCTCCCCATCCCCACTGTTAAGAAGCATCAGTTTCTTGCCATTGAATGAAGCTGTTGCTGCACCGGCTATCGCTGCGGGAACGACTACTGCCAGCGTGTCGGCTGTTGCTGTCAAGAATCCGTTTGCTGTAATGGCCGCTGTTGCGTCAACGCCCGATGTTTCGTATTCGATAACAAGATTATCCGCAGATTCGGTAAACGCATTTGAACCGTAATCAAGTACGAGTGTCGCGCCAATAAGCTGAATAAACTTGTCAGAACCAGGGGCGGCAGTAAGCGCAATAGGCGTTGCTTTAAGTGCCTTAACCTGGGCGCTTGTAAGGTTCGTTGTCTCAGTGATTATCTTCGATGTACCGAGTACCGCACCGGCGGTGTCAGTCAAAAGTCCGGTAACTCCGAGTGTTCCACCTACCGTACCAGCGCCCGTCACATCAAGGGTTCCACCAACAGTAGCCGCAGCCGCTATTGCAACTGTCCCTGCATTCTGACCGACAACAAGAGCATTTGCTTGGGCACTGGAAGAAACAACAAGCGGGTCAACATTAGCATCAGCCGCCACTACTTCTAAGACTGTTCCGTCAGTAGGATTGCCGGTTTTCTGCTCCACCCGCATAACCGAAACATCACCGAAATTTCCAAGCCCCTGAATATTCACCATATCGTCATCTGTCTTCGTAGAGGTCAGTGTCTGAGCGTAAGTCGTGAAGGCAATCGTACCCGCTGCATCAGGATCACCAATATCATCAAAGGCGGTTGCGGTGACGGCGATTTCACTGACCGAACCAGCATCGTTCTCGAAATAAAGGGCCGATGCTCCCGCCTTGTCCTTGCAATACAACCAACCAGTGTTCCCGTCCGGGTCGCCAGTAGGCGCGGATTGCTGCGGGATAATAATTGTCTCAACAAAAAGTTTCTTCCAAACTCTGGCGGCCTTACCCAACCACCCGCTTAAATTCTTTTTCGGAAATATGTTCTCCATTCTCACTTCCTCCTTAAAAGGCGTTATCAGGTGTTGCCACCCTTGTTATTGTTTTGGCACGATTGCCTGTAAAGCTCGTATGACATCCATTTTTGTTTCATGTGAAAACACGCCCATCTTGGCGAGTATTAATATTCCCAAATTATGCTCTGCAACCCGATGAAGATTATTCGCGTCAAGCGTTTCACCGAAATGCGTCATGGTTAGAATGTCGGCTAAAACCTCTGTTCCAAATGGACTGCAAAACACCGCACGGTATTTATCCATCAATTCTTTGTTAAGCATTCGCTTGTTCCTGCACCTGCCCTAATTTGCCGCCTGTTAAAACGTCAATCGCGCTTCCTGATTCTATCGTCTTGCTTGCCCCAGGCAACGCAGTTGCCGCATGTGACATTTGGTCAATGGTCTGTTGCATCTGTTGTTGTTGCTGTCTCTGCTGTCTTAATTCAGCAACCTTTTCTTCCGATCTCATTGTCTTTGCCGGTGCGCGATTTGCCTTAAATATTTCCCGCATCATTTCGTCACCATCCAGAATGTCCAGAGCCTCGGGGAATATTTGGGCAATCTGCATACCTGTTTCCAAACTGGCCTTAATCCCCTGTGTTTCAAACATGACCTTCTGAGCTTGAGCCAACGGGCCTAAGTAATCAATTTCGATATTCCCGCCGCCGAACTCTTTCATAATATCAGGAGGAGGAGGCAAACGCCTTGCCTCAAGTTCGATATCCCACACACGGTCGATAATGGGATTAAATGCCTCAATATTGAGTGTGTCTGTTCTTGTGGCTAATACAGCGGCTTTCTCTCCTGCCATCTGTATAACCTGCGTAGCGGTCAAAAATACCTTGTTATAAGCCGCCTGTGAAAGCATTAGAAAGAAATCGACATTGAAGTGCTTCTCAATGGCCTTGCCTGTGCGCTCTCTCATTTCCAGAATGAACGGTAACTGTATTCCTGTATTCAAAGGCTGTGGGGCATCGCCCATCTGCTCAACCCATGTCCATCCCTTCGGCCCCGAATTAACCCGTCCCCGTAAATCTTCCGGCCCAACCATCGGAGGTTCAGCCATTTTCTGGCCGGCAATAAGGTTTGTCCGTGCTTCCTGCTGTCCCAACATGATTTCAGCGTAAGCATCCCAAGCGGGGGAACGGCCATAAACTTCGTCTGTTTCTTTCCGGTATCTCCAACCGATAGAGGGAAATCTCCGATAACCGCCTTCATCAAGTAGCGTATCTTTTTTGTCTTCCAGAACCCAATAAGAACCGAACGGCTTTGACTTGGAATCAATTCTCGACGGGTCAAAATCAACACGCGGCTGAACAGCATGAATCAGGAATATTTCTTCGTAAGGGTTTTTCTCGTACTTCTGTTCAAAGTCTTTATCGACTGCCTTGATCTTTTCTAGTCCGAAACGCTGAACAAGGTTTCGCATGGTCACAGGGAAACGCCGGTACATGGTGTCAACCATCCCGTTCTTATCTTCGGCAAGGCAATATTCCCTAAAGTGAATAGGGGTGAAAAATATTCTGCCTTTTCCAATATCTTCCTCAATGTCCATTGCCGCCGTGCCAATCGAACCACCATCACGGAAAAACTGAGGCATGACCGCATAGAAATTGCTTCGTAAAAAAGCAGACTTCATAACATCTTCGCAGTCGTTAAGCCACTGTGAAACTTCCGGTATGTCGTCAATCCGTTTTCCATTAAACTGACGCATGGCGCTCATGCGATTAAAATTAACAGTGTTCGGTATGGTTAACGAGAACCAATCAAGATTCGGTGAACAAAGGTAGCCATACATTCCATCAGCCCAAAGGTTTAAAGCGGAAATAGCCGTGCCATCGTAAACATTTCCGGTAAGTTTCTGGCCCTTCATGGTTGACTTGATAGGTCTGGACTGCCTGACAAATTCTAGAATGTCATCAACAGTCGATTCAAACGGCAAACGGATTTGCTTCAAATACTCGTGATACCTGATTATATCTTTTGCAGTCTTTTCGTCTGTCTGTTTCTCTGCCATTGGTTCCCCTAGAATGAAGGTGGAAGATAACCTAAAATTTCAGCGATCTTTGCTAAAATCATTATGACTAATAGCGGTATGATAAACTTCCCTAATATTCTTTCATCCATTAACCTAACATCGTCGCTT